TCATCAATGATTGCAACAGGGTCGTAACACATAATGTCCGTGCTAAATCCTGTGCCGATACCTTTACTTCCATTGACGAGAATCATTGGAATAATCGGCGCGTAATGAATAGGTTCGACTTGTGTTCCATCGTCGTCCAAATAGGTGAGGACATTATCATCTGCTTGCGGGAACAATGAACGAGTGATTTTGCCGAGATGCGTAAATATATATCTTTCCGATGCAGAGTCTTCACCGCCACGAAGACGTGTACCGAATTGACCTTTTGGTTCAAGCAGATTGATATTGTTCGAACCGACGAAATTCTGCGCCATATTTACGATTGCTCCATTAATGCTTTGTTCGCCGTGATGATAACAACTCAATTCAGATACACTACCAGTGAATTGTGCGACTTTGATTTCATTTGTCAAGTTGCGTTTGAATGCGGTGAATAGGATTTTACGCTGACTTGTTTTCAGTCCGTCCATCAAGTTTGGAATCGAACGCTCACAGTCATACTTTGAAAAATGAATCATTTCCTTTCCGATGAAATCTTCATAAGTGACTTGCTCTTTTCCTGTATCCAAATAGTTCTTTCTGTCGTATGCTTCGAGCCACGTTTTTCTATCGGATGCGCGTTTCTTATTGAATACCATATCAATAGCATCACGTGTATTGTCACCGGTGCTTACGAAACTGACGATTTTCTTATTTGCGAAATACTCTTTGAATTCTTTACCAGTGCTTGTGCCTAACCCTTTATAATATTTGATCTTCCAACCTTTAACAGCCGCTTCGCCATTCAAACTCTTCCACGCTTCATATTCGCCGTCATTGTAAAAGACTAATTCTTGAGCGCCTTTACGTGCTTTGAGAATTGGTGTATTCATAAACCCGATAAATCCCGGAATGGAAATCAGTGTTTCCCACTCGGAATCAAAGAGATTAATTCCAAGACCTTTGATATGACTACCGTCTAAATCTTGATCTGTCATAAAGATGACTTTGCCATAACGCAGTTTCTCTTTTGCGGTTTCTTGCGTGTATTTCTTGCCCGTTTCCAAACCAAGAATCTGTTTGATTTCATTGATTTCTTTATTTTCAAATATGCGAGTCTTTGTTTCTCCACGCACATTGAATAATTTACCACGCATCGGATAAACGCCGATTATATTGCGGTCGTCTTTGGTAAGACCTGATACAATACCGGCTTTTGCTGAATCTCCTTCACATAAGATAATAGAACATTCGTGACTCTTTTCTGTTCCTGCGAAATTCGCATCCATCAATTTTGGAATGCCGCGAATACGTTTTGACTTGGTGCCGTCCGTTTTTTTAGCGGCTTTTATTTCCTTGACTTCCGTTAAAGCACACGCTGCATCCATCACACCCATCTTTGCCAATTTTTCAATGAACTTTTCACTGACTTCACACGATGAACCGAAACTGGAAATAGGCGAAGTCATATAATCCTTGGTCTGACTGTCGAATGATGGATTGTCAATATCACAACGAACAAATAACATCAGTTGCTCTTTGATGGTGCTTGGATTAACATCGATTTTTTTCTTTTTGGTAATGTATGCGGTAAGCTTACGAACGATTTGATTGAGAATGTAATCCACATGCTTTCCACCTTTACCTGTGAAAATACCATTGACAAATGATACTTGAGTAAACTCTTCTTTTGGTGCAAGACATACGGCATATTCCCAGCGATCATTTGCCTCTTCGTAAATGCGTTCTACAGCGGCAGCAGCATCTTTTGCTTTGCCAATATACATATCAACATAATTTTGAAAGTTTTTTACAGGAACAAGTACATCATTGTATTTTACTTTGATTTTTTTACTGGTAATGGCTGCAATATCATATACACGACGTTTAAACAAACTAATCATATCAGGCGAAAGCGAATCAATGCCAAGACGTTTATAATCGGGCTTGAATGTAATTGTGGTATATGGTTTTACTGAACTTTTTGTGATTTTAGGTTTATGTATAACATTCAAATTATCTGAAAATTCTTGGATATATTTCAATCCACGAGTATGATCGACTGTTTCTATTTTTCCCCAAGATGACCAGATAAAGACCAACTTTACTCCGAACCCATTTTTCCCGCCAACAATCTTTTTTTCTTGTTTATTATAATTTGTTGATGTGCGAAGATGCGCGAAAATCATTTCTGGAATCCACAACTTGTGTTCTGGATGTTCGATGACATCAATACCATTACCATCATTTGACATTGTGATGGTTCCATCTTCACTGATAGAAACGCTGATTTGTGACACAGGCTTTACGTCTACATCTTTTGCTTCAGAAGATGCAGCAGCCGCTGTGATTTTCGCATCCATACGCACTTGATGATCACGGCAGTTGACAATACCTTCATCGAATAGTTTATACAATCCAGGAATAATAGTGAGTGATTTTCTTATAATAGATGATGATTCTTCGTCATAAATATACGTGTCATATTCGGTTTTATCCATTGATCCTGTATATGTATCGGGATTATCCAATACGTGTTGTTTATCTGTTTTCTTTTGGTATATATCGGCGATATTGTTATTGGAAAGGTCAACATTTGCTGCAGCAGCATCAGCCGCCTTAGACATTTTTTTTGTTGCGGTGGTTGACATGGTTAGTTAAATACATGAATAATTTATCGTATAATAATTCAATTTTATGTTTATTGTATTTTTTGGTATATACCTTTGAACATTTAAAATAATAGTTTTTGATATGATATAGAGAAAAATTTTATTATATAATTATATAAATATGATTGAAGGATTTAATCGTTTTATTAGTAATAAAAATAAAGATTATATTATTTTTGATATAGGATCACGCGATTGCGTTCAAAGTATAGAATTTTATAATGCATATCCAAATGCTAAAATATACGCATTTGAATGTAATCCAAATACATTGGATATTTGTAAAAAAAATATAGAAAATTACAAAGATAGAATAACACTAATAGAAGGAGCCGTTTGTGACTATGATGGAGATATTACGTTTTTTCCAATTAATAAAGATGAAACAAAAACAACGTGGGTTGATGGTAATCCAGGCGCATCATCATTGTTTAAAAGCAATGGAAAATATACTGTAGAACATTATGTCCAATATGAAATAAAAACAAAATGTCATCGTTTGGATACAATTATGAAGTTACATAATATTCCAAAAGTGGATATCATTTGGATGGATTTGCAAGGAGCAGAATTACTTGCGTTGAAAAGTTTAGGTGATTTTATAAAAGATGTGAAATATATTCATACAGAAGTTTCTCATAAAGAAATGTATAGCGGACAAGTTATGTTTAATGAACTTAATGATTTTATGACAAAAACGAACAATTTTATTTTAAAAAATAGATTGTCAATGGCTGGATGGCAAGAAGATGCGATTTATCAACAATAATAGTAATATATTTAGATGTTTTATCAACATAATAATAATGTATTATTATATTTATATGAATATGAGTATGAGTATGAGTAACAATGATATGAGTAACAATGATATGAGTAACAATGATATGAGTAACAATGATATGAGTAACAATGATATGAGTAACAATGATATGAGTAACACAATCTTTGATATTGTCATACCACTTGGACCAAATGATAAAATAGTAATACATAAACAATTAGAATATACTAAAAAAAATATAATTGGATATAGAAGAATATTTATTATATCTTACGATGATACATTACAATTTGATGGATGCACTACAATATCAGAGAGAATATTTCCATTTTCAATGGAAACAGTTTCAAAACTTCACGGAAAAAATAATAGAAATGGATGGTTTTTACAACAATTATTAAAATTGTATGCTGGATTAGTGATTCCAGATATTCTAGAGCAGTATTTAGTAGTTGACACAGATACATTGTTTATTAAACCAACATCTTTTTATGAAAATGGAAAACCGTTATATAGTTATGGTAATGAATATCATATAACTTATTTTACTCATATGAAAAGTTTACATGATGAATTGAATAAGATGGATAAGAACAAGTCTGGTATTTGTCATCATATGGTATTTGAAACTAAATATATAAAAGAATTATTTGCGATGGTTGAAAAGTATCACGATAATACCGCAGCGTTTTATGATATTTTTTTGAATTGTGTAACAGATAATAATGGTAGCGGAGCATCTGAATATGAAATATATTTTAATTTCTTGTTGTCGAAACATCCAGATGACGTTATAGTACGATATTTACCAAATAAAAGTGTAAACAATTTAATAAATATAGATTCATTAAATAAATCTATAAATTATGTATCGTGTCATTGGTATAGTAGATAAAATGATATTGTATATAAAAATGATATTGTATATAAAAATGATATTGTATATAAAAATGATATTGTATATATAATAATGCCAACTTATTTACCAGTATGTCCGCCAGTAAAATACTCTGAAAATAAAAATATAACAAATTATTCAACAAACAATCCAGCTTCTTTAGGAACAAAAGTATCTATCTATTCAAAAAAAATACAAACACCTGTTGGTAAAAAAATGTATTTTGGCAATCTCTCTTTAGACGCGTTCGGTAAAGTTCATGGAACATCTGGTGGATCCAGTTCTCCCATAAAAAATACGTTTGGATAACGTTTTTCTATTTAATAAAATTATTTTCTCTCATCATTTTATAAATATGTCTGAAATTGGAGGAGAATCAAAACAAGCAGAAGTACAAAAACCTGAAGAACAATCTGGTGGAAGAAGAAAGCATAGATCTATCGGTTCTCGTGCTCAAGTGTGGCATGCAACTGCCGATCATACTTCTGGAGGTCTTAAGAAGAAGGATTTGATGATGAATAAACATGGAAGAATTGTCAGCAAGGCTAAGTCTTCTACTGCCAAGAAGGAAAAAAGATTGGAAAAGGCTGGTTACTTCACCAAGAAGGGAAAGTTCGGTTTTGTTAAGAAGGAAGGATCTAGAAAGTCTAGAAAGACTTCCAGAAAATCAAGAAAGTCTAGAAAGTAAATAAAGGGTACAAACCCCATAAATAAATAAAGGTATATCCCTTTATGGTTAAAGTTTACACCTCATTAAGTGTTTTATTTTTAACAGTGAAATATTATGATATAATTACGCTATTATATCATATGATAACAATGCCCTTCGAGCACCTGTTTATGGGGTTTGTAAGGGGCGCCGCCCCTTAGCAGTTCATATTCAATGTCTGGACGTCGCTTAACCACCCATTTGCATACGCCATTCTATAATGGACGTGTTTTTCTAAAGTTCTTTTGAATAAAGAAGAACCAACCTTGTATTGTGAAGGACATAAGAAATGTAATGTTGCTTTACCATCTAACACTTGAGAGACACCGACATTTTCAGTATGTTCGTAAGCCTTTTGAGGAGTTTCGACAACTTTTCCATCATCTTTAGATGGATTCGCCGCCCAATACAATACCTTTACAACACCTGGCTTAACACTTACATCCACTTGGACATTTGAATTGGCTGGTTGAGAGACTTTCAATAATGAAACTGGAAATGCCATCCATCCTAAAAAAGATAAATAACTATCTCTCTTTAGTCCTAAATGAACCGCAGCTAAACCAACCAAAATATAAATATAAACAGAAAAAGACTTGAATATCTTATTCACAAAATTATATGAAAAAAGTCCTACGGATCCCCAGTTCAATGCTCCAATAAGAACTAATGTAATTGTTACGATATGTAACCAAATATAATAATGTGCGGTTTCATCTAAATCACGCTCGTTTAAGAACATTTGTATATATAAATACTTTTTACAAAAAAATAATTATATAATTTTTCTTATCAGAATGCCCCTAATAATAACGGGGTCGTAGGTGCAGAGCCCCTAATAATAACGGGGTCGTAGGGCAGAGCCCCTAATTAGGAAGCCATTTTATTCGCCAAGTAATTCGCAATATCTTTATGTCCTCTAGTATAAGCCTGTTCTATAGGATTAATTCCATTCACATCTCTTTGATGATAACTAATATTATGCTCTACACAATACTTCACCATATCTAAATATCCATTATGTGCTGCCAAAAACAATGCAGATTGTTTGTTAATATTACTATAGTGAATATCAGCACCTTTATTAATTAAAAAATCAATCATTTCATTCTTCAAATTTCCTTCTTCACTCTTACTGTTTCGTCCAGCAAACATAACTGCGTGTGCAAATACAGTAATATCTTCTTTATCTTTCTCATTCACATTCGAACTTCTATCTACCAACATTCTCATAATATCCATTTCTCCGTTCATAGCACATATAATCATAGGCGTATATCCATTATCATTTGCCTGACTTATATCTGCCCTACTCTCAATAAGCATATTTATAATCTCTTTGTTATTTTGTGGAATATTATTTACCTTATTATCATTATTTGCAATAGAAATCATTATCGGAGTCCATCCATCATTATCACACATATTTACATCAGCATTATGATGTAATAATAGTCTTGTCATATCTGTATTGTGATTAATAATAGCGGCAATTAATGGAGTAACTCCATCATAATCCGTCATATTAACATCAACCTTATTCGATAACATAATCTTTGCGGTTTTTAAATCACCGTTTTTCACTGACAACATTAATACAGTTTTTAATTGACGAACTTTGTCCTGAAATGTAATATGTTCGTGATTTGACTCCAGATATTTCGCGATCTCAATTGTTAATGATTCTATTGTATGTGGTGGTTTGGTAGGTGTGGTTGTGGTTGCACTTGCTTCGCTTACGCTTGTACTTGCTTCGCTTACACTTGCATCGCTTACGCTTGCACTTGCGCTTGCATCTTTCGTATTCATATTATCAGACATTTATTAAATAATAATAATATATGAATTGTATTTATACCCTTTTATATAATATTTACGTTGCATTTTTATACGTTGCATTTTTATACGTTGCATAATAATAATAATTACTTTTGCCAAAAAGTATTTGAGATAACACAATCATCATCTAAATATTCACCTATCAATTCTCTCGCCATTTTCTCAAAATATCTTTTACTTACTATGCAATCATTATTATTCACAATAGAGTTCGCATTTATACAATAAAATTCATATGCATCATAGAGAGATTTTAAGCCGGGTGATTTCGTATAATAATTATCATCAGGGGAATCTAATATGAAATTATAATCTGTAAACTCTTTTTCACGAAATAACTCCAATGAATGCTTCACTTCTTCTCTTTTATCCCATAAACTACAACGTATATTCATTATGTATTTATCTTCTACTATTTCCATATCTGGATAAAAATGCTTTACCAACTCTATCAAGAGAGATTCATTCATTTTTGATTCTGCCGCCGCGACTGCTGTCTTTGTTTGTCTTGTTGTAGTCCTTCTAAATAAACGTAGTAATTCATCTATTTCTATTTCCAATTCATTCTCATCTTCTGTTATATATGTATCCCAAAAATGGATAAATTGAGAGACTACTGGTAAATGTACGCTTGTTACATCCATAAACATATCCGTTTCGCTATTGTATGCTATCTTTTCTCTCAATATTTTCTTCAATGGTCCATGTAATACAATATTCGGGACATTTCTCTCTTCCAAGAACTTTTTCCATATGAAAAGAATATTCTTCGTATTTATCTTTGCAGAAACACACTTTTTAATAGTTGTATCTATAAACATATCTACTATCTTATCCGGTGTGTTTTTACACATGAAATGGGAATATTCTAACAACTCTGTCTCTCCACATTGCGAGAGAAAATTGTCCGAACTTCCATATCGAGAGAGATAATGTGTTGAAACACATAGAAAATCAAATATATATTTTGAAACATTGTATGGTACTGAAAAAGAACTCTTCGGAAATGGTATGAGTCGACATAACGAATAATTATGGTCGTAGTATTTGTATTTTATATTGTGAAATGGATACGATAAACCAAAATAAATATCTAATTGTTCTGCTAATTCGTCCAACAGTATTTTCATATTCGGAGATGTTATATAAATATTCTTCTTTGTTTCATTATCATTTATTGTACATTTATCACTCATTATACATTCACCTATGATGGTGAGAAAATATTTGGCGTTATTTCGTGACTGAAATATAGATGGATATATACTATTTATAACAAATTGTATGGTTTCTGATTCGGGTATCGCTGTAAATAGACTCTTCTCTCTTACTTGTTTCATTATATTGTTTTTTATTTTATGTTTCCATACCATTAAACTCTGTTCTGAAACAATTAGTAAATGTATCTTGTGCAATATTTCGTCTTCGCTATATCCATTGTAATGTTTTCCGTCATAATGTATAAATAATTCACTATTCTGACAATAAAAATATCGGTGCGTATGTAAAAATCTCTCTACAAACTCGTCGCGTTTATCACTTAATTGACGTTTTCTCTCTTCGCGTTGTTGTTGTATCTTGTATTCTGTTTCTAAAGTTGTTGGAAGTAATGTTTCTATATGATGATACAACCTGGATGTTATATATTCATTGTCTTTGTATTTATTTTCTAGAAGTAAAATGAGTTCGTTGAGAGATTTACTCTGTTGAGATTTATTTTGTTTTAATTGTGGTGATTTATGATTAGGATTCTTTATTTTATGCTGTTTATTGTCTTCAAAACTATTTTGTGAAATTATGATGTTTTGTAGATTTTGTATTTCTATAATTTCTTGCGTGTCTATGTCTTGCGTGTTTATGTCTTGCGTGTTCGTGTCTTGAGACATTTATTACTATACAATCATTAATATACTTTTATATGTCTATTATATCAAATAGTATAGACATAAAAAAAAGAAAAACAAAATAAATATTATATGTTTAACGCAAAATATGTTTAAAGGTTATTAATTATTACTTATACATATACATATAACAATTATGGCGACTAAAAATATATTAACAATCCAAACAGTTCAAATCGCTCCATTTAGGACACTTATGATGGCGCTGAAAGATGTGCTCATTGAGACAAATATCACTTTTTCAAAAGAAGGTATGAAAATTATTAATATGGACAAGTCTCATACTATTTTGGCACATCTCTCACTTCCTGCTGTAAACTTTGAAAAATACGAATGTAAGCGTGATAAGATTATTATTGGTGTGAATATGTTTCATTTATTTAAACTGATTAACACGATTGACAATGATGAAACACTTACTATTTATATTGAAGAAGCCGATTATACAGATGGTATCGTTCAATTTCTCGGTTTGAAGTTTGAAAATGGTGATATTAAACAGCAAAAAATTCAAAAGTTGCGTTTGATTGAACCTGATAATGAAGAATTGGATGTTCCAGATGTGAAATTTTCATCTATTATTAATATGCCTTCGGTTGATTTCCAGAAGATTATTCGTGACTTGTCTTGTATCTCGGATAAGATTGAAATTAAATCGATTGCTAAAAGTGATGGAACTGCCGAACTTATTTTTAAATGCACGGGTGGATTCGCACACGCCGAAATTAGAAGGGCTGAATCAAACGGAAGTATGGAATTTATTCAAAAGCAAGATAGTAGTAAAATTATTCAAGGTGAATTCTCTCTTAAGAATTTGAGTTATTTTATTAAATGTACCAATTTGTGTAGTCAGATTGAAATGTATTTGGAAAATGATATGCCGCTTGTTGTTAAATATAACGTCGCAAGTCTTGGAACTATCAAATTGTGTTTGGTTGCTTTGCCTTCGGCTTAAGTATTCGCCTTCGGCTTAAGTATCCGCCTTCGGCTTAAGTATCCGCCTTCGGCTTAATTAATTTATCATTGAATGACAAAAAAAATATATAATTATTCGAAATTATATATTTTACACTGGATTACATTTTTTATCTTGACACTTTCCTAATAACTTAAGGTTTTTAATATTTTTTTTGTAAAAATCAATATCGTCTCTTTCAATAGTAGTATTATCATATACACCTTTGAACATTTAAGTTCGCACAAAAATACGAATTAAATAATTCAAAGTTTAGGTCTTTTCATACCTTGCGTATATTTTGTTTATAGCAATTCGATAAAACTGCTTG